AATGGAACATAAACAAAATTTTAAGGAGGAATTAAATAATGATAAAGATTAACAGACAGGAATTGATTAATATTTTGGATAAGGTCAAACCAGGATTAGCTAAAAGGGAGATAATTCAACAGTCCAATACGTTTGCATTTATAGCTGGTAAAGTTGTAACATATAATGATTCNATTAGTGTTTCCTATCCTATTAAAGACCTCGATTTTGTTGGAGCTATACAGGCTAAAGAGTTNTATGAATTGTTAAATAAATTGACTTCCAATGAGGTNTTTCTTAGTGTAGAAGGNAATAATTTAGTGGTATTGGCGGATAAATCTAAAGCTGGTTTTGTATTACAAAGTGATATAATATTGCCATTAAATGAAGTTGAGAAGGCTAAAGCTGATTCATGGATTCCTGTACCATCTAATTTGAAGGATGCTTTAGCATTTTCCTTGTTTTCATGTGCTAGAGATATAGGTATTCCAGCTTTTACTTGTGTGCATTTGAATAAGGATGGTTATGTTGAGGCTACTGATAATGTTAGAATAACACGATATAAAGTGAACGGTAGTTTTCCGACATCAGTTTTAATTCAATCAAGCTCAGTTAAAGCATTGCTTGATTATGATTTTACTGAGATGTCGTTTGGTAACAGTTGGATTCACTTTAGAGACAACACAGGGTTAGTGTTTTCATGTAGGTTGTTTAGTGGGCGATTTCCAGATATTGAATCTTCTGGTATACTAAATGTTCAAGGTGAGACTGTTGTTTTTCCTTCCAATTTGATAGATATGTTAGATAGAGCTTTAGTATTTGCCAAAAATTTTAATTCTTATGATTTAGTTAAGACTGGTATTCCTTTGTTGGACATTTCATTTAAGGATAAATTGTTTAAGGTTAAAATACAAGGTGAGTCTGGTTGGTTTGAAGAATTTGTTGAATTAGATTATGAAGGCACTCCAATTAGTTTTTCTGCTAATCCTTTGTTACTTAGAGATATTGTTGACAAAACAAATAAGTGTGTTGTTGGTGAGCGTTGTGTAAAGTTTCAAAATGATGAATGGGAACATGTTATAGCTTTGGCAATAAGGACTGAGTAAAGATGCAAAACACATTATTCAATAGCACGATAGATATTAGTTGCTTAGGTTGTGGTNTTAACNCTAAAGTTAAATCTCCACAGATGAAACCTTATGGTAATTTTAGGAAAAAAATATTAAACATTGGTGAAGCTCCAGGTGAACAGGAAGATGCTACTGGTAAGCCATTTCAGGGTAGAGCGGGACGAGCGTTACAACAAGCTTATTCTGAGGTTGGAATAGACCTATTTGAAGATTGTCTAAACATAAATGCTGTAAGTTGTAGAACTATAGATAATGAAGGAAATAACAGAACACCTACAAATCAAGAGATTGCACATTGTAGAAATAGAGTGCTTAACTGCATTAATAAATATAAGCCCAAAATAATTGTGCTGTTAGGTAGTTCTGCTGTGCAATCAGTGATTGGTGGTAGATGGAAGAAGAATCTAGGCACGATTACTAAATGGAGAGGTTGGACTATTCCAGATAGAGAACTTAATGCTTGGATATGTCCAACCTTGCACCCAAGTTATATTATTAGGCAAGAAGATGCTCCAGAAGTTGAAACTGTATGGTTACAGGATTTAGAAAGAATAGCTGGTTTAATAACAACACCATTTCCAAAATTTGAAAATGAAAGTAAATATGTTAAAATTATTTCTAAGCTTGAAATAGTTAATATTTTGAATAAGTTAATGGGTTCAGATAATATATTTATTGATATTGAAACAACTGGACTTAAACCATATAACAAAGATCAGCATAAAATAGTATGCATATCAATTTGCAATAGTGAAAATAATGTCTATGTTTTACCTGCACCAGATACGGATGAGGAAATCAATGCACTTAAAGATTTATTGGAGAATCCTAATGTTGGAAAAATGGCCCACAATATGAAGTATGAAGACACTTGGCTAAAAGTTATGTACAATATAAATGTTAATCCATGGATATGGGACAGTATGATAGCATCTCATGTTTTGGATAACAGAACTGAAATATCCAGTCTTAAATTTCAAGTTTATATTAATTTTGGTATAGCTGATTATGATAGTGCTATAGAGAAGTATCTACATGGTATTGATGATAAAAATGCAAACTCACCTAACAAAATAATGGAGTTGGTAGCTAATCCTATTAAGAGAAAAGAATTATTTACTTATTGTGGGCTGGATAGTTTATTTGGATATAGACTTGCTTTAAAGCAAAAGGAGTTGATATATGGATGAAAGCTCTATCTTTGTTTACTGGTATTGGTGGTCTTGATTTGGCAGCTCAATGGGCAGGAATAGATATTGTTGCAATGTGTGAGATAGAACCTTATGCTATTGAAGTACTAAAAAGGAGGTTTCCTAATGTCAAAATTTTTGGAGATATTTCAGAATTGTCTAGAATTGTACTTGAAAAAGAGGGGATTGATTGTAAGACAATTGACATTATTTTTGGGGGATTCCCATGTCAACCATTTAGCGTTGCTGGAAAAAGAAAAGGGAAAGAAGATGAACGATTTTTGTGGGGAGAATTTAGCAGACTCATCGATGAAATTAGACCAGTTTGGGTTATTGCTGAAAACGTACCTGGAATCATTAGTTTATCACTTGACGAGATATTGTCCGATTTGGAAAATAAAAAGTACAAAACGAGGACATATCTATATTCAGCTTCGGCTGTTGGAGCACCACACAAAAGAGAAAGGGTGTTTATTGTGGCCCACAGCACTTAGTAGAGACTATAAAGGACGTAATTTGTATGGTAAATTAAAAAAGACATATAATCCATTGACTAAATCATTGCCAGATGCAGTTGCTTTTATTAATTGGCGAACACCAGATTCACATTGTGATAGGGGTTCATGTTCTTTTGAAAATATAGAACAACGTATGTTAGATAATTTGCCTTTAACTATAAATAATCAAGTTAAATATATTACTGGTGAAGGACAATTAAATCCAGATTGGGTAGAATGTTTGATGGGATTTCCTATTGGTTGGACAGATATTAATTGTGATAATCCTAAACCTTGGGAAGGCTGGCCAATGCCTATTGTAAGTGGGAGTGATAAAGAAGTTAGTTGTGGTTCACCTCAATTTGATTTTGAACCACCAAGAACAATTAAGAATATAAAGAATAGAGGGAAACGGTTAAAATGTTTAGGGAATGCTGTTGTTCCTCAGCAAGCTTATCCTATTTTTAGAGCTATTGTAGAGGTGGAATCTAATTATGAAGATTGAAGCTACTAGAGCAGATGCTTATCAATTGTTTCATGAGGGTACATTAGCTTTGGCTAGGGCAGAACGACAGGGCATACGATTAGATGTTGATTATTGTGAACGACAGAAAAAACTTCTTACTAATAGGATTAACAGAGCTTATAATAAACTTAAGGAAACTAAATTGTATGCTATTTGGAATAAGGTTTATAAGGATAAAACTAATTTGGATAGTAACCATCAATTAGGTTACATTCTGTATAACATTATGAAGATAGAGCCTCCAAAACTTACTATAAGTGGTAAGGGAGCTACTGATGAAGATGCTTTGATGCAGTTAGATTTACCAGAATTAAAATGGATTAAAGAGATTCGTAGATATAAGAAGATTAGGGATACTTATTTGGATTCCTTTTTACGTGAACAAACTGATGGATATCTCCATCCATTTTTTAATTTGCATACAGTTAGAACATATAGGTCATCATGTCAATCTCCGAACATACAAAATATACCGAGACGAGATAGTGAGGCTATGAACATTTGTAGGAAAGCATTGTTTGCCAGACCTGGTCATCAGATTGTTGAAATAGATTATCATTCACTTGAAGTCTCCATTTCTGCTTGTGTCAATAAAGACCCTAATCTTATTAGGTATTTAACTAATCCAGAATCTGATATGCATGGTGATATGGCTATACAGATATTTATGCTACACGATTATTTAGATATGATAGAAAATGCTGGTGGAGTAAATAAGATTGCTGAATTTAAAGTATTACGTGATGCTACTAAGAATGGATTTGTTTTTCCACAGTTTTATGGTGATTATTATGCTAATAATGCTATAAGTATAGCTTGTGATTGGTGTAAGTTACCTAAAGGGAGATGGAGAAGAAATCATGGTATTACAATAGTAAATAATAAAACAATAGGAGAACATTTGATTGAGCATGGTATAAAATCATTAGATGATTTTATAGAGCATATGAAAGGGATAGAATATGATTTTTGGCATAACAAATTTGGTGTTTATGGTCAATGGAGGGAAGATTGGTATAAAGAATATCAGCGAAAAGGATATTTTGATCTATTGACAGGATTTAGATGTTCTGGTATAATGAGACGTAATGAGGTTGTTAACTACCCTGTTCAGGGGGCTGCTTTTCATTGTTTATTAAAAACATTTATAGAAGTGGATAAAATTATGCAGAAGGAGGGTTGGGACAGTAGATTAATAGGGCAGATTCATGATTCTATACTTCTTGATGTTCACCCAGATGAATTAGAACATGTGATAGAAACGGTAAGGAGGGTTGCCACGGTAGAATTACCTAAGTTGTGGAAATGGATTATTGTACCATTGGCTGTTGAGGCAGATGTTTCACCAGTTGATGGTAGTTGGGCAGATAAACAAAGTTATAAGGAGGTTTAAAAAATGGCACTATATCAAAAATACAGACCTAAAGATTTTGATGAGTTTGTTGGTAATGAGGAAGTAGTGGAGACGTTAAAAGGCTTATTGTCAAAGGAGGATAAGCCTCATGTTTTCTTATTTTATGGTGAAACTGGCTGTGGTAAAACCACCTTAGCACGTATTGTTGCTAATAAGTTAGGTTGTGCCAATGAAGATATACATGAACTTAACATGGCTGATTTTAGGGGAATTGATACGATAAGGGAAATAATAAGACAGATGCAGTATTTACCTTTGAATGGTAATTGTCAGGTATGGATATTTGATGAATGTCAAAAGCTGACTAATGAGGCTCAATCAGCCTTACTTAAAGCATTAGAGGACACACCAGATTATGTTTATTTTATACTGTGTACTACTGAACCAGATAAACTTTTACCAACTATAAGAGGCAGATGCAGTCAGTTTCAGGTTAAACTATTGGACGATGATGATATGATGAAACTGCTTAGGTCTGTTGTTAGGGCAGAGAATGAATGCTTACCTAAGGTAGTGTTTGAACAGATTATACAGGATAGCTTAGGTCATCCACGTAATGCATTACAAATACTTGAGCAGGTATTATCTGTTCCACAGGAAAAACGGTTAGAAGTGGCTAAACGAACTGCTGAGCAACAGTCTCAAGTTATAGAATTGTGTAGAGCANTAATNAATAAGGAGGGTTGGAAAAAAGTAGCTAATATTCTGTCTGGTCTTAAGGATAATGATGTTGAAGCTATACGTAGGATGGTATTAGGCTATTGTCAGGCAATATTGTTGAAAGGAGAGAATGATCAGGCTGGAATAGTTATGGAACAGTTTATTAATCCATTTTGGGGTAGCTTTCCTAAATTGGTTTTTGCATGTTATGTTATAATTAGAAGTTGACAAATATTTAAAAGTGTGGTATAATTGCCCTCGGAGGTGAGGAAATGGAACTAAATTATGAGCAGGACATTAACATTGATGAGACGGCACTTGATTTGGAGTGGAAGATGCAGCCTATGTTGATGATGAAATATTGCACACATATGGCCCATGCTAAGAAGGCATTGGATTTGGCTACTGAGAAATTAGACGTTCTTAGGGCTAAACTTGATAAGGAGATAAGATTAAATCCAGAAAAATATGGTTTAGCCAAAGTTACTGAAACTGCACTTGAGAACACCATATTGTTACAACCAGAGTATGAAGAGGCCAATAAGGAGTACATTGAAGCAAAGTATGAATATGAAATAGCACAGGCTGCGGTTAGAGCTATGGATCAAAAGAAATCAGCGTTGGAAAATTTGGTTAAATTACTTGGCATGTCATATTTTGCTGGGCCAACAACACCAAGGGATTTGTCTAAAGAATGGGAGGCGAAGAAGGCTGCTAGACAGAAAGAAGTAGATAAAATGATAAAAATAGGAAAGGAGACGTAAATGAAACTGTTTATATGTATGCTAATTATTGCTTGTTTGCTTTTTGTTTTNCCATATTATTTGTATATACTTAGTTTATCGTATCATATGGGAAGATTAAGAGCAATAAAGGAAACANTAAAGAAAGAATTGGAAACAGNAAAAAAAGAATTGGAGGAGGCTAATTTAGATGGAAAAAAGAAAGATTAGTTTTGCAGAAAAGGTAAGGGCTAATATTGAAAAGCAAAAAAGCCAAAAGAGTCAGTATGGTTATTTGAAGTTGCCCAAGGGAGTAAATGTATTTAAGGAAGAACCAGGTAGTAGAGTTAAACTTGATATCCTACCTTATGTAGTTACTGATCCAAATCATCCAGATAGAGATGATTCATTAGGTATTGCTGTTCCTGGGGCTTTGTGGTATAAGAGACCTTTTAAGCTTCATAGGAACATAGGGTACAGCAATACCTCGTTAGTATGTCCTACTAGTGTTGGTAAACGTTGTCCAATATGTGAGTATAAACAGAGGTTGCTTAAAGAAGGCAAAAGTTGGAATGATGAGCCTGTAAGAGCACTTAGGACATTTTTACGCAATCTTTATGTGGTTGTTCCTATTGATAACAAAAATTATGAAGAGAAGCCACATATTTGGGATATTAGTGATCATTTGTTCCAAAACAAATTAAATATGGAGCTTGAGGAGAATCCAGAGTATACCAGTTTTCCAGATTTGGAAGAGGGTTATACTCTAAGGATTAGATTTACAGAAGAGCAATTTGGTAAGAATAAATTTGCTGATACTGGGCGGATTGATTTTGAGAAACGTGAGAAGGTTTATGATAAGAGTATTTTTGATAAGATACCTAATCTTGATGAAGTGTTAGTAGTCCTTCCTTATGAGCAAATAGAGGCTAAGTTCTTTGATAGTGAAGAAGACGATGCTCCTAGTGAAGTAGATGATGCTGTTATGGAAGTAGTAGCAGATGATGAAGATGAAGGGCCTCGTAAACCTAAGACAATAGCTAAACCAACAATACAAGGTAAGTGTCCTTACGGACATGAGTTTGGTAGGGATGAGGGTGCATATCCAGAATGTTCGGAATGCACTGTATGGGATGCTTGTGCTGATGCTAAGGATGAGATAGGTGGCTAGACGTAAATTGAGTGAACAGATGGAAGAACATAGCAGTAAAGAGTTAGAGGAACTTAAGCCATTTGCTGGAAATGAGGAGGTGATGATTTCCACTGGCTCCACTTTGCTTGATTTAGCTATATCTGGAGGCAGAGTAAGGGGAGGTGGTATACCAAGCGGTATATTGGTTGAGATATTTGGGCCAAGCGGGACGGGTAAAACCGTCCTGCTTTGCGAAATAGCTGGAAATGTGGTTAGACAAGGTGGCAAGATTATGTTTCGTGATCCAGAGGCTCGTCTGAATAAACAATTTGCTAAGTTATTTGGCTTAAATATTGAAGAGACTGACTATGATATTCCTGCTACTGTGGCTGAAGTATTTGAACCTGTCAGAAAATGGAATCCAGAACCTAAGGATAAGGTACATGGTGTGTTTGTAGACAGTTTAGCTGCTCTAACTACCGAATGGGAAGCTGACGGTAAAGATCAATACGGTATGCGTAGGGCTAAAGAATTTAGTGAACAACTAAGGTTAACATGTCGAACATTGAGAGAGAAAAACTTTCTTATGGTATGTTCCAATCAAGTTAGGCAGAATTTAGATGCTGGCCCTTATGGACAGCGGTATAAGGCTCCAGGTGGTGAGGCAGTTGGTTTCTATTCCAGTCTTAGACTCCGTTGTGTTGGCTCTGAGAAGATTACTGAGGAGAAAACTATTAAGGGTAAGAAAATTAAGAAAGTCATTGGGGTTGAGACAGAAATAGAAGTATTTAAATCCTCAGTATGGAAACCTTATAACAGAGCTACAATCTCCATTATTTATGACTATGGAATAGATGACATTAAGGAGAATTTGCAGTTTTTAAAGTCAACATTAGGTACTTCTGTTTATGAGTTGAATGGTAGAAAGTTAAGCAATTCACTTAAGGAAGCTATTAAGATTGTAGAGG